CTCTCCCCCTAAAATATGCTCCACCATCCCCTTGTATTTGAATTGTTCTTCTTGTGTATGGTAATCCCCAAACTCCTGCTTCTTCTGTAACACCTTCTTCAATAACACTCAATGCAGTATCTGGAGAATTCGTATTAATCCCTAATCTTTTATTTGTAGCATCCCAAAAGAACGTAGCATTATCTTGAGCAAGTACAGAACCAGCACCGACAAACAATACTGAACCTTCAGTACCACCAGTTACATCACCACCAATAGCAGCAGTCGTGTTATCGATCCAATCAAAAGTACCAGTGAAAGGATTGAACTTTAGTACAAGTGCCATTATGATTTCGTAACAGAATCAAGAACCGTTCCAGTATATGCAAGTGTCAAAGTTGCTACTGTTGTTCCTCCTGCCCCTCCTGTTTTATAAACTACTCCTGTAAGATTATCTCCTGTGTAAGTAAGTGCAATATAATCGTATTTACTAGGTACTAATCCAGATATTTCTAATACATCAAGGGCAGTCTTAGTACCTGAAGCTGTTTGTGTAACATCCCCTAATGCTAATTGATTAGATTTTTCATTAGTATCATATCCTTGGAGTAAAGCCACTTATATCACCTTAATCACTGAATGGCTCATACCATATGACAATATGCATTACTTCTGTAGCTGCACAATCATCTATATTATATTCGACCTTCCCATCAGCTATAACAGGGCAAGTAGTATCTGGATCTGTTGCTGCACCAGTAGTTAATACATTTGCAATAACAGGATAATATGTAGCCGCTGCTGTATCAACATGACCAGCACCAGTAGCACCCAATATATTTTCATCAATTATATCCCCATCTGTATTATCGCTACCATCGGTAAATATCCACCAACCACAACTAGCTGTATCATTTTTAATTTGAATTTTAAGTATCTTCCCATGTATTGTCCCTACATCACCTGCAGCAGTAGTACCTGCAGCAGTAAATGTTTTATATAATCTCTTAACGACCATAATTATCACCTTTTTGATTTACTTGGACTTCCATGTTACCTTTCCACCCTCTTTTGACCATATCGTTTCTCCTTCTGTCGTCTTGCCAGATGGTGTAAAATCTTTACATACTTTAAGCATACGTTCATACATCATTAATTGATATCTATTCTTGGACCTTCTCCAATCAATTACCTTTTGCTCACAACCTTCTTTGGTTAATCCTTCTGGATTTCTTTCAATGTACTTTAATTGGTCTGCTTGTAATGCAACATCCTTTCCTATCTCATATGTTTTGTTGTCTATCATTTCATTCACCTCTTGTGCTTTCAAATGTATCTTCAATCTTCTTTAATTTTGCTTTCAACTCTGCCACTATATTTTCGCTATTCCTTATTTGTAATTTGAGTTGAGTATTTTCTCCTCTAACTTGTTCAACTAATCTAGCTGCACTTGCTATCTCGCTTTTACCTGCTTCAAACATATCATTAATACTCTTCAATAATTTCTCCACTTCATCCACCTCTTAATCAAACAACCCCTTCTTAAACTTCATCCTTGCTGCATGATACAAATATTTATTAATACCATTCCATGCTTTCATCTCTGTCAACAGTTCTTCTCTTGTCACACCGTATTTGATATGCTCTGTATCCTTTGCTTCAAACTTAGGTATTATTGGAATAGTTGTTAATACTGTACTTTCATGTTTAGGATTTGAACCTAATATCAATTCAACAAGTTTAGCTTCTTTATCAAATGACTTATAATCAACTTTCCTTGCTTTCAATATATTGGTTTGTTCTTTCCTAGTTAGATCAAACGCCTCTTCTTTTGTATAATCCTTATCCATTATTTGCACCTCATTTATAATTCATTTTAGGTAGTTTATGACCACCTCTGAGCATATTATCTAATTTCTTTTTCTTGCAATCTATTTCATATTCCATACTCGCTATTGTTTCTTTTACACCTTGACTTTTTAGATCATCTGTATCTCTTTTAAAATCTTGTAATTTGGATTCTTCTCTTTCTATCTTCTTCCATTCTTCCTTAACATCCCATTTGGATAATCTTAATAATTGACTCATTACTTCCCTTACTATATCTGCATACACATGATCTTGGTCTGCAATAGTTATCCCTATATTGAATGCACCTGGTATTTGTCTATATTTACGACCATGCATAAATGTTGCCTTATCAAATGCAATCATGAATGCAACATATGCTTTCTTTAAATCTAAATCCTTTATATCATCAACACTTTCTATTATTCCATTATCTCCACGATATAGTCTATTAGCACAAGTAATGGTATTCATTACCATACTCTTCAACAGAGTATGGACGAAATGCCATTTATCATCAGCCATTTAGACCGAACTCAATCCAACACTACCATGATTCAACACTATCAAAAACCTTGTACTTGTTATTCCTACCAATACTAAAGTTTCATATTGATTATTGAATGTAGCTGTGTTATTAGTTCCATCAAATGTACCTGCTGCTAAAGTTACTGTATGCCCATCTGTCCCTGAATCTATTTGCCTTATTACTAATAGTCTACCTGGATCTGGATGATCTATTGTAGCAGCTAATATCCCTGATTTACTCAATGTAACATAGTTATCAGCTCTAGCTATTGCACCTGATGCTGTATAAGCTACTGCTGATACAGCTGCTCCTTGACTATTCATCTGAGTACTTTTTCCAAGACCTTCTAACATGGCTTCTGGTAAATTTCTTAATCCTAGTACCATTATTTATCACCTCGATAAAAAAAGGAAAAAATAACCACTATTTATGTGGTTACAATCCTTGCTATTGCTCCTGGCCTTAGATACCTATAAGCAATTCTCTGTGTCGCTACTGCAAAACCTGTGTCCCTTGCGTAATCAAAGTACTTCTCTATTGTCACTGGTCTTTTCTCTGCTCCAACGAATGCATATGTCGCATCTAATATATACGCATAAGCTGCTGTGACATTGTTAGACGTCATTACTTTCATACCAAAGATGGTTCCAATCAATCTCTTGCTTGGGTCATTGATACCTGCTTTGTCTGCTTCGGTAAAGGTACTAATGTTCCTTAGGTCGTTAGCCACTTCTGCACCAACAATCATATGTGTGCATGTATGGTTCTCTTCCTCAATACCTTGCATTGCTGCTGTGATATCACTCACTGGTAATGTTGCGTTGCTGTTAGCTACTCTTGTACCACCTGTTTGACCAGACCCAGTATCAAGGGTTGCTATAATCAGAGCTTCTTCGTTGTCTGCCAATTCGTATCCAGCAGTTGATATGTTAAGTGACATTACATCAAATAAACTATCTTCTTCCATTTCCTTTGTAATTGAAATTCTTACACCATATTTGTAAGGTTTCAAATTGAATGAAGAATACTCTTCTGCATCCAGATGAATTACTGCTCCTTCGGTTATTCTGTGAACAACCATTGATTCCTGTGTTTGTAACGGAATATCAATACTTGAACCAGGGATACTACTTGGTCCTATAATCTTTGCTGCTAATGCTCTAAGAACTAACTTCTTCCGAACAGCCATTTGAAGTTGGCTAAATAATGTTCTCGGAATAATGTATGATCCTGTAGAACTGCCTGCAGTCGTTGCACCTGACGCTTTACTGTCAGTTGTTAGTAATGTATTACTTGTTGGCATTTATTATCACCTCACTTGCTAAATTTCCACAAGATATAATCTCCATCTACGTTCGCAGACGTTAAGGCATATCCAATCTTATACCTATTTTCTTGTGGCGTCATGCCTGTCGTTGTTCCACAATTAGTTACACCAGCTGTGGTTGTTCCTTCTGCTGCTCTCACTGCAAATCCAGCTTGAACAAATCCAGTCGTATCAATTACTGGTGAAAGGAATAGACCTTCTGTTGAAAAGGATACTTGACTACCAGCTGCTGCATCGTGTAATGCTACACCTAGAATTCTACATCCTTCTGCGTTGTCACCAATTGCTGTTGCCCATTTAATTGGTTCTACTTCTATTTCATCATAATCTACGCCACTTGGAACAGTTGTACCAAATGGAGACGTTGAAGGGGGTGAAGCAAACAATATATCCCCTGCAGTAATAACCGTTGTGCCATTACCGTTTATGCCTGAGACAACCCTACCATCATCATCAAACAAAAAATTCTGTTGTGCCATTATTTATCACCTCATCTATAAATAGATTCCATTATATCTTTGTTGAACGCTTTATATCTTTCTTCGTTCATACTGATCGTCCCTTCTTTGAATTCAATTCCTTTCAGGGATTCTTCAGGCTTTGCCTCTTCAGTTTCTTTCTTCTTTTCTTCATCTCCAACTTCTCCTGCTCCATCATCCTTGGTCTCTTCTTCTTCCTGTTCTTTCACTTCATAACTCTCAATAACCTTAAGAACTTCAAGGGTCTTTTCCATCAAATCGGATCTTATTAGATCTTTATTAACTTTCAGAATCCTCTCAACAATTTGTTCCTTAATGTCTTTCTCATGCTTTTCGTTCAATTCTTTAAGTTGATTTTTCAACTTCTCGTTTTCTAACACTAGCTTTTCATCTGCCATTGTAGTTGCCTCCTTTATTTCTTTTTCTTTAACCTGTCTTACATTTTCATTCAATCTTTCCATTATCGCTACTTCAATTGAAGCAGCAGGAACACCACGTGCATGTTTATTTACCAATGCAATCAATGGTGCTTTTAATCCTTCGATTTGATATTCAACACCACCATCTTTACTCTTTACTTCTGTTATCTTGTCAGCCCCACCATGTATACTTGGAGCAACTAATCCATCCTTTACCTGTTCGACTATATCAGGATGATGAGCTGTATTCTTTATCTTGCTCTCAAATTTAAGTGAATTACCATCAAATACATATAAACCCTCACCAACATTATGGTCTGGATTATCATAATCCTCTCTATGTCCAACTATCCAATTAAATGATTTACCATCATTCTCTTGTAAGTTATTAAAACTATAAACCCTGTTGTTCTCACTCTTACCAACTTCAAGAGCTGTTCCTTTCATTGTAAGCCATTTACCTTTTTCTTCCCCTTTGGCTTCAATTATATCCAAAGAACTAACTTCCCATATCAAACTTTCCCTTGTTTTAAAGCTATCAACTTGTTTAATCCTTTTTGTAGCATCCTTCCTTGTAGCGTATGGTCCACCTAATTTCTTGGTTCCATCTTCAGAGAAAACAAAATACTTCCCATCTACTTTTTTAATGACTTCTTCAATCTCCATTATAATCACCTTGGCGTATGGTATTTGCGAGGATTCAATACCCCTTTATATCTTTTTAATCTTCCAACTCTTTCAGCGTCTCCTCCTAGTAATGTAACATCCTTATATGCGTCCTCTCTTGTGTACGGACTAAAGTTCCATGAATTTTGTGATAATTGAGTAGTCTTAGGTAAATCTGTGAACTCATGTAATTCAGATATTGCATTCTCAACTATGATGTCTTGCTGATCATAGTGATCATTAACCCTTATTACTTGGCTTCTATTTAGAGGATTTCTTACTAGCATTAGGTATCAACTCTGGGTTAGCTCTATCAGTCCTAGTTCTTCTCATCCCTAGTTCTTTTTGTTTCTTGTTAGGATCTGTAGGATTATCTTTAATCTTGTCTGCTCCTTTTTGGAAAGGTGTCTGGTCTTGTGGATTTCCAGGTCCCCCAATTGGCGTCCCTGCGGGTATTTCGGGAAGTGACTCATGAAATTCGGGAGGAAGAAGTGAATTTGCCTTTTGAGGAGTAAGAAGTCCATCTTTGACCAGACCCCTAAGAATATCAACTCCTATCTCACGTTCACGTTCTTCAGCGTCACCAAAGTTTATTTTATCTTTAATTGTACCTAATCCAAGACCTACAATAACCTTATCTTCAAACTCTATCTTCAGTTGTCTTTGGATAGCTTTAATCCGTCTACCGAGTGATCTTAGTCTAGTCTCAGCATCTTGTTTATCTCCTGCTTGTAAGCCTAGGAGATTACCTGGATATTGTAGTCCTGCGATTATATTATCATCAATATGTTTTAGAATACCATCCATATTTAGAGCTTTTCCTTCAAACCCTAATACAGTTAGTTTAGTTAAGAAGTTAGTAACGTATTCAGTATCAGCATATATATCTCGTAATTGATTTTGAGTATCGGTAATGTCTTGGTCACTTGGAAGGTGTGTTTCATCACCAACTTGTGCATGTATAATAGGAGCTGCATATCTCCTAACAATAACCTTTAAATCTGATTCAATTTGATCTTTAATTTCTAGTAATGGGAGAACTGGATGAATTATTGAATTGCCGTATTTATCACTTGCCAGGCAATTGAACTTAAAATGAACCATTTCTTTCAATGGCCTTATTTTATCATATTTATTATCTTCATCCTCATCTCCACTCTCTCCCCATAAGACCTTCTTATAACCATCAATGGTTTGTGCTTGACCTATAACTTTACCTGTCTTCTCTCGGTAGGTCTCCATTGTTTTTGGATCTAATGGTTTTGGAGAAGTAGTATTTGGGAACTCAACCCATAGGTTTCCGTTCTTCAAACCATGTTTAGTAATGATGTGGAATAGATAACCTAAGTTGATCTTGTCAGCCCACTCTTTCAGTTTACCAGAGTTAGGGCCTTCAAACCAGAAGTCTTGTACTACTAAATCTGTTGTTGAATCAATCACAGAAGCAATTATTGGAAAGTTATTATATGCGTTATCATACTTCTCTTGTAATGAAACATTCTGTGGATCTTTGTCAGTTTTAGCTGAATCCCAAGAAGTGCTCCTAGCTACTAGACCGATACCAGCTTTTTTAAGACCTATAGTCTCCTTCACTTTTCCTAGTCCCATAAATCCCATGTTAGTATTACCTCAAAACAAAAATAACTACCTGATGGGTTCCAGCACCGTTCTTATAAAAACATTGCTCTTCCAAAGAATAAACCTGCCTACTAATTAACTCGACCTAAAGAAAAAACTCCGCTCTTTGGTAATGATTTTCCCCGTCCCACTCTCCAGGTTATATTACCTGATCCCTTAGCTCCCCAGACTGCTAACGCTAAAGACATTACCATATCATCATGTACTCCTTTCCCTTCAAATGCTATTCCACCAGCATGGGTATATACTACTCCGAATTTAGACAACTCTTTCACCAATTCATCTGTCATCTGTTTCGTTCTCATATCTGATGGATTCTTATTCATTATGATCTTCTTTTGTTCAAAGAAGTTCCTTAGATTAGTGATTAGTTCTTGTTTGCTTTGATTAGTGAACCTAAATCCTTCTACATTTAGATGTTCTGCTCTTAGGTCACTTATGAATGATTTACCAAATGAACCTTCATCTGCTACTATCTTCTTTGCCTTATATGTATTGGCTAAATGAGTAATCCTAACTTTCTGTGCTTGATACGATAGACCTTTATACCTTTCAATGTTGACTATCCTAACAGTATCTTCATGTTGCTCTAGAACTGTATATACTGTATAGTCAGATGATACTTCACCAGATAGAGCAAAGTCTAATCCAATAACATATGATCTATGTTCTTTCTTCTTTAAATCAAATGACTTATCTTCATCGAAACTATGTGCAACTAGATCATATGGGAATATCATATCCTCAGAAGACAAAGGTTTACATAAGAACTCTCTAGACCAACTCATACTATCATATTCCTTCTTCACTTGTTTCATAG